AATTGAACAGCAGAAGTTAAGCCTGCGGCAGTGCCAGCAGCTAACGTACCAAGCGTAGCCAATCCACCCAACACAGGAGCAGCAGCGGCGGCAGCGGGAACAGCAAGCGCAGTGACTCCGGCAGCGGCAATTGGCGCAACCATTTGTGGTAGAGAACCGCCCAAAGTCTCTTTAAATTTTTGGAAGGGTGCTTCAGACCAACCCTTTTCAGTAGGTGTAAATATCCTCTGGGCTTCTGCTTCGCGCTCTGCTTGATAACGCTCGGCTTCTTTAAGATCCATTAGTCCTGCTTTACCAGCAGCAAGCGCAAGCGATCCTTTGAGTGATTCATACCCTGCCTTAACAGCGGGGACAAACCCTTCCTTATCTTCAGGAGGAACTTCTAGAGGTACACCGTATTCTTTTTTAGCGGCAGGAGCAGCAGTGCTTAACCCAAAACGCTGCCGTATGGCAGCTTTGGTAGCGTCATTAGCATCTACATAATTAGAATCCTGCGGAGCGTACTTATCAAAGATAGCTTTTTTTGTAGCAGGATTTGCGTTGATGTAGTTGGGGTCTTGCAGGATCTCCAGCAGTGTCGGCATGGCAATTAGGGCTTACCTGAAAGAAGTGGATTTGACGTATCTACAGCTCCAGCACTTGAAGATTTAGATGGTTTCATACCTTTAAAAACATCTTCCCCGTAGAACCTCTTAGCCCTTGCTATTTCCTCGTCAAAAAACATCTCACGTATGTCAGCTTCAGTCAAGGTACGAGGGTTCTTAGGATCTTTAGCAGCAGCCTTGATAATTTTATTTATATCAGTGCTCTGCATACGCTTCTCTACGTTGTCTGTTATTTGATCAAACGTCGGTCTACCATCTGCACCCACACCACTACGACCCCCACGAGCTTCAAGTAAATTCTTAGCAAATTCGTAGTTAGGATCTTGCGGGTTGGTTGCCATGCCAAGAAGTTGGTTATAGAACTCTTTCGGTCGTAAGCTAGCTTCAAGCCTAACCATCTTCTCTTTGAATGCACGTTCACCAGCGCGGTAAGCTTCTTCAGATTTAAATTTCTCTCTTTCCAACGCCATTCTTTCCGCAACTTCTTGCGCTCTTCTAGCTTCGCTACGCTCTCTGGATTCTGCTTCAGCAACAGACGTAAGCGCACGGATGCCTGTGTCTTCGACACCCTTTTGTACTTCAAATGCTTTAAGCTCTAGTGCCTGCTTCTCTTGGATTAATTTATCCGCAGCAGCACGTTGACCACGTTTCTCAGCAAGTTCAGCTTGAGCAGCTTTTTCCTCGGCTTCTGCAAGGTACTTAGCTGCTGCCATATCACGGGCTTGCTGTTCAGCACGGAGTTTCTGAGTACCGGGGACCATAGCAGATAAAGTCTCACCAAGCGTACGCTTTGGACCCCCCGCTGCCATCGCGCCAAGATAATCCATTAACTCAGGTTTTTGGCCCCGCAAAGCTTCAGCCATACGAGCTTCTCTACCAGCTCTACCTTTTTCATACTCTCCAAACTCCGCAGCCATTTCAGCAATACGCTGATCTCTAAGCTCTTTTTGTTTAGCTTCCGAGAGCATAGTTTTGTCACCGCGCTCAGTAATACGGCGACGAGCAGCCATAATTTCTTGTAGAGGATCTAACTTACCTGTGGAAGTACCTGTGGTTGAAGGAATATCGGCTTCAACAGTTTCGCTAATACGATAAGGGGATTCCGCAGCATTCTCTGGGTCCATTTCGCCCCTATCGCCACCTTTTTTAAACCCAAGTACACCGCCCCCACCGCTAAACACAATACCGCCATCCATCGCAGTAAACATATCAGGGCGCATCGGCAGTGTGGCAATACCTTGTTCACGTCCAGCAAGATCTTGTTCTTTTTTAGCCATGAGTGCGCCAAGTAGACCAAGCTGTTGTTCTTTTTGTTGTATCTGTTGCCCCATCGCAGCAAGCTGTTGAGCTTTCTGCTGTAACTCCATGTCCTTCTGTTGAAAGATGGTTGGGCTGTTTGCAGGATTGTTTTGCATAGCTTGTTGGCGTTGAAAAGCTTGACGCTCGTTACCACGAGCCATCATCTCTTGCTGCGCCATCTGTGGCGTGACTTGCCCAGTGGGTTGTTGACCTCTAGCATATTCCTGAAGTCTTTGGTCAGGAAACCGGACAGGGTTTTGTAGCGCAGCCTGTGTCTGAGGCGGGGAGAAAGGAATCTGTGCCATGTTTTAACCTCCCAACCCACCAAGAAGTTGCGCTAAGTAAACGGAAGAAATACCACCCGATAATGCCTGAGACATGGGGTCAATACCAGTAGGCGCTGCGTTATAAGGCAGTCCTTGCAGCATATTTCTCATAAACGTGAGGTTCTCATACGGATACTTTTCACCGCGTAAGAACTCGTTATAGTCAAACTGCTGCTGTTGCTGCCCAAGATCCGCCATTTGTTTAAGAGCCGCGAGATCAAACTGGCCCTGTTGAGCACCAAGACTACCAAGGGCACTACCCGCTTGAATGCTAGTTTGCAAACCCTTAAGTCCAAGCTCAGAACCAAACTGTCGAGATTGCTCAGCCAATTTCTGGGCTTCAAGAGCACGCTGTTGTTCAGTATTAAACTGCCCAAGACCAGACTCGTAAGCTTTCTGTAACCCTTGACCTTGGATAGTGCCAATCTGATTTAGCAGATTGCGTTGTAACTCGGACTCCATCAATCCTTGCCGAGAACCACCAAAAGCACCTGCTTGCGCTGCTTTTGCACCGATTGTCTGATTTGCTATTTCAGCTTGACGTTTAGCCTCTTTAATAGCTGGATCAATCGCACCTTGCATATAAGGTGACATATAAGATGCTTGAACGTTGGTAATGTCCTGCCCGCCATAAGTTGTGGGTTGCAGGTTAGGATTGGCTGGCACAGGCATTGAGGGTACTGATTGCTGATTAACACTTTTGCTTCCATCAAATTGCCCTGTTCCACCTACAAGTTTATTTAAACCCCCGCCTAAACTACCTAAACCCCCACCCATACCGTCCATACCACCGGCCATACCTTGCATATTACGCATCTGCGATTCTTGCTGGAGTTTGAAATCTCTTTGCGCTTGAGTTTCTGCCCCTCCTCGATACTGCATATCCCCTCGGTACATCATATCCCTAGAGTTGGGGTCATAATTTTGAGAGTTAGAAGCAGAGCCAGAATTTAAGAAATTGCCATAGTTCGGTAACCCCATACCAACCCCACCACCATCAGCAAAACCGGGGGGTCTTAGAGCAGCTTGATTTTTTAAATCCGCTGGAGAAGGCTGCGCTGCAAAATTAGGGTTAGCAAACGTACCTGTGGTAAACGAAGTAGGTTTATATTTCCCGTAATCCAACGCACCAATACCAGCAGCTTGCGCTAAGTTTGAACCTTGTAGGAATTGCGCCGGGGTTGTTAAGTTAGCAATACCCGCACGAGCAGACTCAAGAAGGGGGGAGCTACCTGTGTATTTCTGGAAAGGTACGTCGGCTTCAGCAGAAGCTCTTTCTAACATACGCTCAACATACGGTGCGTATGCGCCACGAAGTCCAGATTCACCAGAAATATCTACGCCCGTACCTTTGCGATCAGCACCCATATCGGTGCCGTAAGTAATTCCAGTGTTAAAAGTTGACCCCGCAGCGGCTTTACGTGCAGCTTCTTGGGCTTGTGTAGCAGCATCAATTCCGGCTTTCTGGCGATCAGCGGCAGCTTTATCAGCAGCTTGTTGTTTTTGTAATTCAGTTTGTGCAGTCGTAGCTGCGGTTTGCCGTTGTTGCGCCAGCTCCATTAAATACTTCATATCAGAAGCTGATTGCTGTTTACCCAACGCATCAGTAAACAAATTCCCAATTGCCGTAGGGTCGTAGCGTTTTAATAGCTCATTATAAAAATCAGCTTTAGCGTTTGGGTCAGTGGACGTTGCCAAGCTTTGAACTTTGGCCGCATCGGTTAAATACCCCATATCCTTAGCAGTCGGAGCTTGCCCTGTAGCATCTTTAATAATGTTTGCAGCGGTGGCTGCGTCAAAACCTTGATCAAGCAAATTGTTGTATACCTTAGCTTTATCCTGCACAGTACCTGATGCCACGTCTTGTACATCCGAAGCGGCTGCAAGATATTTAAGGTCTTCTGCTTTTTGTCCGGGCGCAACAGTATTAATCAGATCATTTAAAAACTGATTTGACTGAGTTGGGAAAAGTTCTTGTAGATCGTTATATAACTCAGCCTTTTGCTGTACTGTAGCTTTTGGATCTTTAGCAATTTCTTGAACTTTAGCCGCACCCGTTAAATAATTCCAATCTGTATCCGTAACAGGTTTGCCCGTAACTTCGGCAATAGCATCTTTAATTTGGGTGTCGTTGTAATTATCGTTTAGCTGGTTATATAAAGTTGCTTTGTCAGCAACAGACGTACTCCCAGCAATATTTGATATTGCTTCTTCAAGAGCTTGTTTGCCTTCATAGATACCTGTATTAGACGCTGCTTGATCTAAAAAATCGCTTAATCTATCTTTAGCTTCATATTGTTGTGCAACACTATCGGATATTTGCTGTGCTTCTTGTACAGCGGCTTGCTGTTGTTCCGCAGTGCCCTGCGACAAAATTCCTGGGCCTGTTGGTAACCCTGCATCAACAAGATCTTTGACATCACTTGCAGCTTCCCCCATTTTAGTGAGGTCATCTGCTGTAATGCCTTTAGATATAAACCAAGCAAGTTTTTGCCCGCCTGTGTAATTTAACCAATCTGAGGGGAGTGCAGGAAATGCCATGATTACCTCGGCAAAAATTTAGCAGGGTTAATTTGTTTACCCTGTTTGTGGTTACCTGTTCGGGCGGAACGAATCCGGTCCATCATTTCGTAAAGACGTTTCGCACCAGCGTTAGAGTTGCCGTTACCGAGATGACTAACAACATCAGCAGGAATAACAAACTCGCCATCACTAAGCGCAGCAGGTCTTTTACCGTCGATATTTGCGGGGACTTTGTCTGCCATGCCATCTGAGTGTCCGTCGAGGTATCGTGGCGGTAGTGCACGTCCCCCTTGCGCCATATCCAATGACCCAATTCCACCTCCTTCGGCAGAATACTTAGTACCTTTAAACGCACTACGTGTTGCTGTTACAGGAGCATTTTTACCTAATGTAGCACCAGCAGCTTGTTTTTGGGCATCTTTTGCAGATTTATACGCAGCTAAAGCACCCAGCCCACCAAGTCCGGCTTGGAGAAGACCTTTGTTTGAGAGGAGTTTGTCAAGGAGTGATTGCCCTTTAGTTCCCCCCGTTTGTGTACCAAAAGGGTTGCCCAACATGATACCGCCGGGAGCAACATCAGCTTTAGCTTGATCTGAATACCCCGTCATCTCTTCAAGAGACATACCACCAAGGAGCGCACCTTTTAAATTCGCTAACTGTTCCGGCGTATATTGATCTCCATACTCTGCCACAAACTGACTATATAAAGTATCAACTTCGGGTAATGTTAAATCACCGTATAGATCAGTAAATTGAGGTAATGAGGGGCTTACAATACTCTCACCAAAATCCCAAGACTCCCCACTATCATCTCCACTATCATCACCACTTCCATATAAATAATTTCTTTTGTTGCTATCAGCCATCATCTACCTCCCGGCCTGCGCCGCGCTGCAATCATCGGTGCAGCAAATTGCATAAATTGATTAAATGCTTTTGGATCTACCCCAGCAGTCTGTAGCCCCTGCCCAATTCCGTAATTAATAGCCGCACCTTTTATGGCAGCAGCGGGATCAAACTTTCTACCTAGAACTTTTGCCGTTAATGCTTGTGTAGTTAAAGCTTTAGCCGGAGTTGCTAACGAACCAAGACCTTTAAACATATCAGGGGCGACTTTATTAACTCCCGCACCTATAACATCTGAAGCTAATGAAGATGTAGCGCCGGTTTTAAAACCTTTAGAAAACGGTTGGTCGGTTAGCGAGCCAATCCCCCCACTGAGAACCCCTGACACTAAAGCCTTAGCCCCAGCGTCGGCAGCAAAAGATGGAAGTCCTAAATTAGCTAACTGCCCTGCAATCCCACTACCTGCTGTATTAATCCCAAGCTCGCCAAGCGCAGCACCTGCTGCACCCGCAACACCAGCCGTTCCAGTAACCCCGCTAAGCAGTCCACCAACACCACCAAAAGGCATAGCAAGTAAAGACCCAACTTTTAACGCAGTAGCCACATTCTTAGCGTCAGGATGCTCGCCTTTATAATATTTTGGATCGCCAACAGGTATAAGTTTATCGCCCTGGGGGATGTAAGCTTGCGCCATGCGCTCGCGGCTTTCGCCTCCCGTTTTACCCCCCATGAACAGCACAACATTACCAGAGTTAAGTTCTTCTGGCGTAAGGGAATCTAGCTCTACTTCAACAGGATTACCTTTTTCATCTTTCTTGTACGCCTTGGTAAACGTGGATTTATGTCCTAGCTGCTCACCAAACTTTTCCCGCATCAGATCGCTAGCGGTCTTTGCTCTTTCTTCCTGCCCTACTACGTTACTTAATTCTTCCCCAGTACCATAAATATCAACGTTTTTCTTACCAAAATCCGTCAACCCAGCAAACGGATTAACCAACGCTTCCCCCGCAGTCCAGCCCGTGTCAGACTTTGCACCCTTGGGTGTAGCACCGTATTGCTTAGCCCGTGCAGCCAGATAGTCGTCTAAAGACCCCCCTTGTTGGGGCGCAGCAGCTTTTTGCTGTGCAACAAATTGCTGGAAGGCAGCTAGGGGGTTAGTGGTAGCCATCTTAAGTAGGTATAGAAGAAACGAACGCCATTGTTGCAATTACTGACGGAGTTTCGGGGCGTGTAGGCGAAGACGCAGCAGGAAAATGTTCTATGCTTACACCTAGATTATTAGTATGCCAGTATAGTTCAATATAGTCACCCGTATTTAGAGGCAAAAACAAGTTCAACGCAGCAATTAAATGCCCATCTACGCCACCATGACTATTTGGCACTGAAAACCTTGAGTTACTATTTGATAAGTTGGTTCCGTTAATAGCAGCCCATACGTCTACATCGTGTATCTGCGTATCTGAATTTTTGAACTGAATACTGAACTGTAAGTTATAAACACCAGGGTAAGTAACCGTCAGTTTAGAATTGCCTGCTAAATAGACGCTATCGGCAACATCAGTCACATCATAAGTAATTGCGTAAGCTGCCGTTGTACTAACCGCAATTTGATCCGAATCGCTTGACCAAGCACCAAACGGATTACTCATAAACCGGCCACCATCTGGCCCAAGCAAACTTCTCGTTATATTCTCAAGACGATTAAAGTAAAGTCTTAAGACATTTGAAAACTGATCGTGATACGCACGTTCGTAATTAGGCGGCGCAAGTGGCAGGCTAGGAGGGGCTGGATTATCTAATTTAAGAGTCATCGTCTGCCGTCCTGCCTGATGTCAATTCGTGGTGCACCAAGCTGCCATGTCGTACCAACACCATCTGACCCGATCTTCATAATCATCTGTCGCCCACGGATACGGGTGTAAACAATATTGGTGAACTGCTCAATCGTAACGGTGGATGTACGGGCAACAGATTTAGCCGCCTCGGTATTAAACCCAGACCCCGAACCGTTCATACCGTAAAGGGTCATCGTAACTTGGGGTGTTGTTGCTGTAGACCCATCAAATGTCAGATCCGGCACCATACGCCATACAAACCCAAAGTTTTGTCCGTCTTCAATATCAAACTCAGCAGACTCTATGTAAGCAGTAATTGGTAGCGTCGTGCCTGTTTCGTTATCGTCAACACCGTACTCGTGGTCAACAATGTTGTAGTTATATGTAGCAGCTTGTGGATAAGCGCGAATACCTGAATCGCTCCACGCCGTACGTGCCATCGTGCCGTAGTACCAAATATCTTCAGCGTAGTTGTACACCACATAGCGATCAACAGTCGTAGAATTAGCCGAACAGTAGAACCACCAAACCTCATTGAATCCTTCGTTTGTTCCAGCAAAGACTTGGAAGTTCTGGTACTTATTAATGTCGCTGAACACATACCGACGTAGATCGCAACGAAGTGTTTGCACCCTACCGTTGTACACATAGAACTTATCCACACCCATCCAGTAAGTTACCCCGGATGCAATTGCAGTGGCGTTAGGGCCGATGATGGACGTATTGTCCCCAAGAATTTGCGAACCCCAAACCAACGGCGGGCCGAGATATTGCAGAGAAAAAAGCGCAGAATCAGTCCACACCAACACTTCCTGCCTAGTTTGCTGCACTGCAATAATCTGCGAGCCGTGGGATAAGCGCAAGCTACCTGCTTGATTAAGCGGGGATGGCACCCAATCAACTAAAGATTCTTGGTTACCCCAACGAATGAGCATGGGGTCAGCAGTCGTACTGCCGTAGTCGGTTGTGCCAAATAGTAATAAGAACCTAGAAGCATCCGAAACCAGCATGCTGTATTGCACGGTAGGCACATCAACAAGCGTAGAGATACTTTGCGTTCCAGACTGACTGCCTGAAGTATTTATAGCCGAACCCGTTGCAGAGGTTGACAGGTTTGCAGTGACCCCATCAACATTAATTAAATAGTATGTTGTACCCGCAGTTAGCCCCGTTGGAAGTGCGCCAGTAGTAGCAAGCTTAATGGCTGTACCCTCAGCAAGCACGTTAGACAGCGTAATCACGCAAGGTGAAGCTATTGTTAGGGTAACAGTACCCCCAAGGCTGTTGAGTGCAACACCTCTTGTTGATAAGCCGTTAGTCGCATCCCAGTAATAAATACCAGCCGTGCGTGGACCAAAGACTAAGTCCTCCCCCCAGTTGCCAGCATTCCATATCCGCAGTGGGTCTGTAACCTGTGGCGTAACACCCCATGACCCACTACCCCAAGCACCTGCGCCCCATCCAACCAGAGGAACCTGAGCAACGCCCGGACCCGTATTAACTTGGAAAGCACCGACCGAAGACCCACCACCATTACCACTATCCGAGGCGTTTGAAGTGACAGGCGCACCCGTACCGGGATCTTTGGCCGTGATGGTAAAAGTATTTAATGTGGGTACAGAAGCAATTTGATATTGCTGATTAAGCACCGCTGCTGTGATGTTTCCACCCAGACTTACTGCACCGGAGAAGGTTACAAAATCCCCAGTGATTGCACCATGATTAGCCGATGTAACCGTGATGGTTGAGGAAAAGGGAGATACAGTAACCGCAGCAAAGGTCACTGATTGGGTTAAACGTATGGGGGTGATGTCGGAATAAGCACCACCTTGCTCAATGTAGTACTTTAGGTTGGTTCCTACACCAAGCAGGTTAGAGTTACTTAAAGTAACCCAGTTCCAAAGAGAACGGCAAATCCCTAAGTAAACGGCTTGCGATATTCTGCGCCACCCACCAATCTTCTCTGGTGTGCCCTGACGAAACCGAACCTTGTCGGATACATACCAACCGTTCTCATTTGTATAGCGAGTATTTTCTTTATTAACCCCGCTTTTCAGTAGTATCTTTTTTAATGGCACGGCTCACCTCATCAGTGCAGCTTCAGCATCACGCCGAATAACTAACCCACGCAAGACCTTACCGCCACCACGGACCCACAGCTTAAGTTGCTCTATGGCTCCATCCCAATCTTGCTGGTTAATTTTGCGCTTAAGTGTAGAGGTCTGCAATCTGCCAACGCCAAGGTTATAGCAAAAATCTACGATAGCATTAAGCTTGCCCCAGTCCTTGTCCTTAATGGCTACCGTCAAAAGAATTGGACATTGCCTGATAGCGCCGGGTGCATAGGTATGAACAAGCTCGTGCATCAATAACCGTTCAGCATACTCACGGTCAATACTAGGATCGTCCTTGGTTACCTTGTCACCATTAGCGTAATACGTTGAACCGTAACCAATCGTCCACACCCCCGCAGGGCATAGGTAAGGTTTGGCTGAAAACCCTTCAAACCTTCGGCACAGTTCAGCGGCTAGATCTAGTTTCACGCTAATCCTCTAGCCTTCAAGGTACGGTCAAGGAACCAATAGTTAAACGTGCCTGCCACTAATGCGGCAAAGTCTGGCGACATGATCATCTTAAATACTTCTTGAACAGGTAGACCTTCACGGGAAGCAATGATGGCAAACCAGATATGCGAAGCTGACCAGATAGCAAGAATCCAATAAGTAACCACGGGCCTGACTGATGCTGATAACGAAGCAACCCATCCGCCAGCAGCCTTAGCCATCTCAGTTTGTGAATTGATAGCTGCTTCAAATGCAGCCATGACACCCGTATCAATAGCTTTATCACGTTCAGCACCGATCTCAGCCAGCTTCATCTCACCACGGATTTGTTCTAACTCGCACTGGCGGTTGAACATGGATAGTTCATGCTGCCTTTCGTTCTTGCGGTCAAGGAACTTCAAGACCTCCGGCGCAAGCCGGAATAAGCCACCGAAGATCGTACCGAAAAGACCGCCGCCAATGATGTCTAACATTACTTCCTCCCCATCTTTTCACGTTCCTCAAGCAGCCTAACTTTGACCTGAAGTTCGTTGATGTGTTGCATGAGTTGCTCTTTTTGCAAAGCACGCTTCTCGGCTGATATAGGCGAATCAGTCGGCACACCCTCTTTAGTAATGAGGGCAGGCATAGCACCTTCAATCTTGGTGAGCCGCGTGGAGAAGTCAGCTACTTGTTGTAACAACCACGCTAATGATGCAACGATGACAGGGATGACTGCCTTGAGGACATCGCTCCAGTTCATAGCAGTCTCCCACGTTTACTCTGTTTTCTGTTCCTCAAGCTGGGCTACAGCCTGTGACTTGATCTTCTCAAACAGTGCTGCGATCTGCTTATAAGGAAGATTCCCCAGCGTATCTAGCACTGTATTGACTTCATCAAGGGTAAGTTCAAGCTTGAGCGGGTTCATTCACTTTCCATGAGGTAGTGGCTTCATCCCAGCTATACATCTGACCATCGGTCGGCATAGCCACTGGCGCTTCCCATTGTGCGTTGGCATTCAGAATCCAACTTGGGAAAGGTTTTGGTGCCACGAAAGCATCAATGTCAGCCCTGTAGGTATAACCAATCCCGGCGTAATTCTTTCTGATATTGCCGTTATACGAAGTCTGCTTCCAGGTGCCGCCAAAGAGTCGTTCGCAAAATGCAGCGCCGATGTGTTCCTTCTCCACACCGCTGGCATCTGCGGTATCCCGATTATCAATGACCACTACTTGGGTCACCACGTTGTTTGCATCAAGCTGGGCATAGTGCGCCATACTAAACCTCCAATTTCAGTCCGGTTAAATCCATCTCTTCGCCAACCGTTCCGGCAGGGAAGGTATTAAATGACAAGCTAACACGAACATCTTCACCTTCCACCGTCGGCACCATGTGCGTCAAACTTGATGGGAAAAGAATCAGCCTGCCCGTGATTGCTTCAAACCACCATGACTCACTGTTCCAGCTATTCCAATCAGCAGGAGGGAATTTAATCTGGCTGTAGCCGTCACGATAGAAAAAGATCTTGTCGTTGGGGTTGGTCTGGATATAAAACACGCCAGACACAAATGAATTCGGATGCGCGTGTTTGTGGTGATACTGTCCTGGCTCCGAGTAATTCACCCAAGACTGCGTGAGCCTTAGCGTGACATCGTGCTTAGGGTTGGTTGTGGCTTTGAAATACTCAGCAACACAGTCTTCCATCCAGCCGCGCAGACTCGTCATCAGCTTATCGCGCAGGACAAAGTTGTTCGCACTTGTGCGGTTGCCCATGTTAGGACGCTGTTCCAATTCCATGAGGAAGAACTTCTCCTCATCAGACAGTGGTCTGCCAAGGTCAAAGAACCCCACGGGCTGGGCAAATAGGCCGTGCAGATTCATGCCGCCGCCTTGTTAAACATTTCAACCCACTCGTTGTGCTGCTTCATCTGCTCTTCGGTATAGATGGTGTTGATGGAGTCCTCAAAGGCTTTGATTTTCTCCATCGTGTCTTGCACTTCTTCCCATGTCGGACAGGGGCGAGGATCATCCCAGCGAGTGAAATGGCTGTTTGAGATTTCCCATTTAGCGCCAGGGCGAAGCATCGCCATCGCTGTGTCAATACCGTAGAGCTTGTAGATTTTCTTCATAGGCTTACCTGTTCGTTTTGATGATGACGATACCGGAGCCGCCGTTAGCTCCAGTGTTGTTGGGAGAATTGTTAGAACCACCCCCACCCCCACCGCCAGTTCGTGCTGTACCTGCGGTCGCTGCTACAGATGGGGTACCTTGACCCCCAGCTCCTC